AGCCGCGCTCATGTCCAACTTCAATGCTGTAACATTTGCACCACCATCATTGCCAATCAACAAGATGTCTCCATCTTGAATAGGATTTTTTAAATGTAAATCAGGACTAGAGTGTGTGATTTGTAAATAAGCTACTCCACCATCTTTAATATTTAAATCAGCACCATCAATGTCAATACTCGCATCGCCTCCTGCATCAAGAACAATCGCATTATCAGATGTAATCGTAAGCACACCATCAGCACTTTGAGCAATGTGTGTCGCACTATCACCAAACTGTAATTGTCTTGAGCTATTAAGAAGTAGTCCTGTGTCATGTACGTGTGTAAGTGTTACATCATTATTTACGCCAAAGCCAAGAACAGCCCCATCATGGGCTAATTTTACATCGTCACTAGCAGTCAGGACGCCTGTAACGGCAAGAGTTTCACCGATTGTGGCTAATCCAGTAACTCCTAGATCATCGCCAACAATCAGATCGTCACTAACTATCAAGTCTACCACAGATAACGCGGCAAAAGCATCAACCATAGCCGCGCCAGAGCCTGCGCCATTTGAGTAGATAGCCTTAGTCTGTCCCGCCGCGATTGTAATAGTCGCCCCAGATCCTTGCTTAATAATGATGTTCTGGGAACCAGAGGTTCCATTCTCGATAAACCAAAGTTTGCTGACTGTGTTTGGCGCAATTGTAATTGTACAGGCAGAATCCAAAGTACCAGTGTACTTCAAAAACATTGACCGTCCAGGATCAGATGCCCCATCCGCAATCGTTGTGGTGTGCGTGTTGGCGTTTGTTGTAATGGCCTCTGTGCCAAAAGAGAATGCTTCTGCGATAAGTTCTAAGTTAGTGTTGGTTGTATCGCCCCAAGAGCCTGATTGCTCACCAGAGCCAATTTCTTCTAATCGTAAATCATTTGTATATACACTTGCCATTTTTTTATCCTATGCTGCAACGTCCGCCCAAGACGGCGTTTGCGAAGGGGTGACCCCCGTAAAATTTGACGCTTGAGACGGTATAATTAACCCCCAAGGCTGTTCGAGTTTGCCTACGACTGCGGTACATGACAATCCAGTTACCGGTACATTAGCGTTTCCAACGGTTGCTGTCGATGCTCCATTAACAACAGCAGTCATCGTCACCATTGTATTAGTGGTAAAGAAACTGCCCAGTGCGGTTGTGCCAGCAACTCCGGTTACGGAGACATTAGCAAAACCTGTAACTGTAACGGCGCCAACAGATGCCGTAGCTGCACCTGGCCCAGTAACCGTGACATTACCTTCACTAGAAACCGTGGATGCACCAACGGATCCAGTTGCAGTAATGGAATAGGCAACATTGGTATTCCAAGTGCCTGTGTTCCACCCTTGGATGGAACTGTTCCATCCTTGAAAGGCTGCAACCGGATCGGCCATTAGGCTATCCGGATGATCGCGTTAGATGCATCAGCAGTAGGGAAAATAATAGTGAAGTCCCCAGAACTGGCCGCTTTGTCCGCACCAAAATCTAATACGCAAACCGTTGGATCGCCCGTAGCCACTTCATTAAATATCAAAGCGCCTCGAACTGCCGAGATGGTTACGTTAGAAAACACCTCATCCGCGAAGTCTGTGAGTGCAGTTGTACCACTAGCGACCGGCGTAATACTGGTCAGGAAATTTCCTTTAGCTGTGTAGTTCGTGCCACTAATCTCGTTAGTAGATGTGTACGCAGTGGTTGCAGCGGTGAAAGTAGCACTGTTGTCATACAGAGCCAGCTTAAACTGGTTGCTTGCCGCCGTGAAGTTATGAACGCCCTTTAATAGTTCTACTTTGAACGAGGTGCATAAGAAGTTTCCATTAAAAGCCATTTACATTTCCTTTATATACTCGGCCAAGGTTGGCTGACCGGCATCTTTGATTGCATTATATACCGTAGTTCTGTCACTTTGGATAGCCTGTCGCATATACAGCGCAACAATTTTTTCTACGGAGTCTCGGTACTCTCTAGCTTGTTCCCGAATAGCTGGGGGAGCGTTCTCAGAAATAGCAATTATCTTATTAACACAACGTTGAGCAACTTCCTCTGGGGTAAACCCGCGGTTGTTTGTCGTCGCAACTTCAACTTTAAAGTCGTTTGACATGGTTACGGGAAAAGATGCAGTCATATATTAATCTCCTTACGTTTTAGCACGAATAAGTTGGCCTGTGCGGTACTCATCGGTTACCTCTTGAGCCTCACCGAAGTTCTTCAATCGACCAACAGCTTCGCCGAATCTTTGTGTGTACATCTGCATTATTGCAGGGTCCCCCTTCATATACAGGTACGCCTCCGACAAAGAACCGTAAAGCATCGCCATCTCTGCGTTCTCACTCAACCACGTCAGTGTAGTGTCCGCGCCAAGTGCTGAGACTGTAGCCGTAGCTCCGCTTGGACTAGCTGTAATTGTCTCACCAACCGTATAGTTGCTGCTAGGTATTACCACAATTAATGATGTGGTGTTGGGAACCGAATCTACACCACTACTTTCACCGCTCGTACCACCAGTGATAGTGTCATTCGCAGTAAACGTTCCTGTCACACTTGTAAGAGTAAGAGTGTAGCTGCTTTGAGTTAAACTCTCTGGCCGGTAGAAGTAATGAAGTTCGGAGTTAAAACTACTACTTGGAGTAGGGGCCAAGATAAGGTTATCTAAATCGTACTGCCCATAATACTTTGGAGATCCTGTTGTAGCAGGGTTAGGGTTGTAAGACTGAATGAACTCGGCGTCTTTAAAGTCTACAAAGACAGCCTCACTATTACTGTCAGTGTATGAAAGGGCAAATGGAGCTAAGAAATCACTCGGCAAAGATAAGAATTTATTAGATGCAGACATTTGACCCGCAACATTCTTGCGAAACAAACTCAGTTGAACGTTCTTTAGAATCCGTTCCTCGGTAAGTCTTATGAACAAGGGAAGGTTCGAGATAAAAGATGTCTCGTTGTTCTCAGTGTAATTTTCAATTGCAGTCTTTAACTGCGTATATGTAAAGCTCATGTTGTCACCGTTACTGCGCCCACCGCCCCAGTAGAAACTAGGTTGTTAGGGGGATTAATTCCGTTGTCTGTTGCGCCACCTACAGGATTCCAACCGTACTGTATATTTCTTTGTTCCTCTAGATCCTGTTCCGGACGTGGGTTCCTTAGAGCTTGAGGGTCTGGTCCTATACGAGGTGGAGATAGCTGCGGATGCTTGGGCTCAAACTCATCCGTACCGACTAAAGCGCCGTTCCATTCTTTCGCCATGTCTCTCAGACGGTATCTAAACCCAGACCTATCCGAAATTCCGTATGCATCTTTTCCACTAGCAAATGCCATTATGCCCTCAAGTACGATATGCTAGGCTGAAGTTTCAGAGATACACGACCCTGATCCTCATCCGACGCTCTTTGAAACTCTTCTTCATAAATAGACTTTAAGTATTGCAACCGCTCCGGCGACCTCTTCATCGCGATATAGTATGCCAGGCCAGCAACCATGCAAGGATAGAACCTAAAGGGCAGGTCAGCGGTGTTAGCAAACGCTCCAGCATCCTCAATGCGATCAACATAATAATAGATCAGTTGGTCCGTTGAATTTTCGGGCACAGTCCATAGATTAATTACGGGGCTGATTTGTCGATCGAAGTAGAACTGACTAGGCCGGCCTTGAGTTGTTTTGTTAGGCAGGTTTAAATACTCTCCACGGCTAATCCTATCTAGCTCAAAGTCTGTATTACCTCTACGCAAAACCACTTCTAGTATATCTGCGGAACTTTGAGTTAACGAAAAATCAACTGCGGTTGTCACCGAAGTCACAGCGCCGCTAACACTGCCCGTGATAGATTCAGTCGCAGTAAACGTTCCCACAGGATACGTTATAGCAATAGATGTGCTTGAGACGATGTTTGTTATTATAGCTGTTGCACCACTTGTGCCGCCTGTAATTGTTTCAGACACAGCAAAAGAAGCACTAGATGCTACAGTAATTGTCAGGGTTCCAACCGGATAAGATGACACAGACTGAGCCATGTTTAATACTTTTTGCTTGATAGTCCATAAGTTCAATCCGCGGTTAGTCCACTCCGCAAACATTAGGTTCAACGAACGACGTGCTGTCTTGATCTCGTAACCAGTACGAGCCTCTAAGCCACACCGCTCATAGGCTTCCTCGATGACTTCAGCTATATCAAGGTTAAATGTTCTGGTTCCAGAAGTCGTCATTTGTTACCCCTTCTTCGTTTTACGTTTAGCTGCGGAAACTCTGCGAGGTTTACCAGCAGGCTGTCCAAGCTTGGCTTTCTCTCTTACCTTACTACGTTTTTCAGCCGCTGTCATTTCTTTGCTTGTCTTCGGTGTTTTAGAGCTTACTCTTTTACTTGGCCGGCAATACGGGGTGTCTCTTTTCTCACCCTTCTTACGCCCACAAGGCTTACCAGATTTAACATCTACCCAGTCTTCCTTGAACCATCGTTTGAGAGCGGCTCCTTCTTTTGTTTTACGAACAGCCATTAGAACAAGTTCGTTTCTTTGCGGCGCGACTCTTGCACAACCCCACAACCACTTGCAATAAGACCACCGTTCTTTAACTTTTTCTTAACAGGGCGCTTGCGCTTAGAAGATTCTCCCCATTTGTCGGCGCCCACCTTTCGACACTTGGCTATGGCTCCGCTTGCGTAGGCGCTTGGGAAGACCTTGTACCTTGCTTTTACTTTTTTGTAACATGCGTCTTTGGGCATTATTTCTCCCCGAGGGCGGCTTGGAAATCTGTTGGCTCATTTGAGACCGGGACATTGTCATAGGTCGCCCTCCTTTGTAAAAAGTCCTGCCACATGGGCTGGATCATGTTGAAGTTTTGATCTACCTTATACACTACTACTGCCATTTGCGCGTTCATTGTAAACAAAGTAATCGCGCCCCAGCTTACAACACCAAGGATTATAACAGAAACAAAGTGATTAAGTTCAAATTTCATCTGTCTAGCACTTCCAACGTTTCCGCGCAGCCTTGCCTCTTTCCCCTGTCCAACCCTTGGAACGAGCGCAGAAAGACTTCTTACGGCCTTTCTCGCTTTTAGACTTTGGGTTAGGCGCAGGAGCTTTGAGTTTGCTACCTGTTGCTTTGTTGTATTTAGCGCGACCCTTTGCTGTAAGACCCGCACCCTTTTTAACAGACAGTTTCTCGCCACGTCCAACTGAGAGATTAACTTTTTTCTTATCAGCCATAGCAACCGCCCTAAAGATTATGCGTGGTAGAACATCATCAAGTCAAACTGCGGAACAACGAATGTAACAAAACAACCGTCTTTAAACAGTACACCCTCATCCGGCATAAACGGGTCGTCAGAAGCGTTGTCAGTTCCAATCGAGCGAAACTGAATTAGTTCTGTGCCTGTAACACCACCGTTCCGTAGGTTAGCTATTCCAGCGGTTCCGCCAGAATAAAAAGAAAACCCTTGCAAACGAGTGCGTCCTGCGAAGATTACACCTGCCGCATTAGCATTAATGCCAGCGGATACGTTTCCTGCGGGATTGCCAACCGCAGTTATGCTTGCAATTGTTTTAAAATAACCAGAACTGGTTGCTGTTCCAGCATTAGCGCCCGTAAGGTTTTCGGTAAGAGCCGCACCATTTACATCTGTGCCAACTATATTAAACGACTTTGAAGAATCGTTTCCTGCGGACAAAATTGTTACCTGTCGTGCAGAGGCGTTTGTAACGCTTCCGCCAGAAGCTAAAGCCCCGCCAATAACCAAGGCTGCGTTGTTTCCCACTGAAGTGGCTGTTGAAATTCCGTCCGCGTCTAAAGCCACCTCATCGCTGATGATGACTGGGGTTACGTCTGATCCTGCCATTTTGGCCTCCTATAGATTACAGGCGGGGCGTTAACCCCGCCAAATTAGTTATTAGGCTGCAAAAACAAACGTGCCAGTAGTACCCGCACCAAGAGGCTGAAAGTTAAACGAGATATTCCACAGACCTGCTGTTGTGCAAGTAAAGTAGATGTACGAGCCAATGCTAAACAAGTTTGTTGTTGCGCTTGCAGGAGTATACTTCAACAAAGTTTCACCCGCAGTAGACGTATCAAACACAACTGCACTGCTGGTACGGCTTTCGATAACGCTGCCTGTTTCATAAGCATCACTACCCGCACAATCAAAGCTCAAGAAAGCAGTGCCGCCAGTAGTGTCTACGGACTGAGCGTGGACAACAACAACGCCTACTGTCGCTGCTGGCAGAGTAGTAATCTGCTGTGCGCCGCCAGTGAATGGGTTGACGTTAATTCCAGCAACATAAGTAATTGTAGCACCAGTGGCTTTAGCCGTTACAGCTAGACCGTTCAGCGCGGGGCTTGCGCCACCAGACAAGATAGACCCAAGTACCGTAAGATCGCCGCCTACAGAAGCGTTTGTACCATATGTGGAATTAGTTGTCTGAGCGCCAGTTGTGGCATTGGTTGTGATGTCTTCAAAACCGTTTTGCGAACGCACTGGTCCGCTAAAAGTAGAATTACCCATGAGAATCTCCTGTCTGGGTTAAGTCAGCCGCCCAATGCGACTGTCAGGGATGCCCAAACAGTACAATAGATTTTTACAAAAAGAAAGAGGCGATCCGAAGACCGCCCCTGACTTGGGAAACCATCTTGTAGGGTGGCTACAAGACGTACCTAACTTTATGCGCCAGGTGAGCCAAACACACAACGTGGGTCACTAAAGCCAAAGCTATAACGCTCACGAGCTTTAAATCGCATGTTGCCTGTGTCGAAGTCGGCTTCCATGTTAGTTGCAAGAGCCATCCGCTCATAGTGGATAAGACCACGAGGAGCATCGGTTAGCAGGAAGAACGCGTCCGTATCAGTCAGGAAGTCGTTGACGGCATAACCATCAGGCAACATACCCATTGAGCGAAGTGCGTTTGTGTCGTTGTCAGAAGTTCCGACGCGGAGGTTAGAAACCATCAAACGCTCTGCAACGAATTGCAGTTGACGTGGGATAATAAGTTTCAAACCGCGTAGAGCGACTTTCAAACCACGTTCGTCAACAAAACCAGCGATGTTGATCAAAGCGTCTTCCAAGGAAGTTTCGTTCAGATCAGCAGCAGTTGATGGTTCGTTGGCGAAAGTGCCACCGTTTGTAAGCGGGTGATCAGCAGCGCAAAGTGCAACACCGTCTCCGCCAGCAGATGCACCAGCGGTGAACGCATTGTTCAGTACCGCAGCGGCCTTAACCTGCTTAGTGTGGGCCATCGAACGAGCAAGGGCGCGTGTGTAACGACTGCCGAGGCGGTCATACAAGTTGTCCTCGATTGCTTCCTCAGTAATTGAGAACGCAAGTGCGATGGTTTCGTGGTTGTACCGAGCAGTGAATGCTTCACCCGCGTCGTCGAAGTTGACGGCGGAGCCTTCCGATTTAGTCGGCGCTGCGCCGAACCCGGATAGCATAACTTCTTCCTCGAATGCTCTATCTGAGGACTCAGTACTATAGATTTCGGAGTGCTGATTTTCGTAACGATCATACTCCATTCCAAACAAGGCGTTGAGACCTGGTTCAAGCTCTTTCGCTAGTTGTGCGCGTGAAATAGCCATGTTTTAGACCTCCTTATACGCCGGTCGTAGAAACAGTACCCGCTGCAATGGAGCCAGTAGGCGCATTGAAGTGGTTGTTTATACGAACGATTAGTGGAATACCAGCAGCAGTGAAGTCAGCATTGTCGGGGTCATTTTGGACACCCATAATGCGTAGAGCCAATGTGTTGGTAGCTGCGATTGTGTTCAGATCCGCTGTAGCAGAAGACATGCCAGTAGAAGTAGATCCACTGTTGCCTGTTGCAAACGCGATGTTCGCAAATACGGCAGCACGAATTTCCGTTTCAGTGTTGGCCGCAGCCACTACGTTAGACGTAGCAATTGTGAACAACTGATTTGGGTCATCATACAAAAAGGCTTTGACAGGGAATGTAGAATCCGCGCCTGATCCAGGCCAAAAATTGCCGAAGACCGTTTCACCAGT